AGTTTCAACTCGCCACGGCTCGCATTGATTTCAACTAAAACTTTCATGCCCTTTGACTCATAGTGAGCCATGTAGAAAGCCTTGCGAGCCTGTAAGCCAATGACCTTCTTCTCTTTTGTGTGAAAGCCCTTACCGAGAGCCTGAACACACTCGCTGAAGAATGACTTGCGACAAGCACTTACAGCATCATTCGCTGTATCGCTTGCATTGTGAGCATTGACTAGGGGAACAGCAACCTTGAACAATCTATCCACAATGTTTACGATAGGCTTTTGTTTTGTTGCAGGCTTATCGGACTTCTTTACAACTGATTTGGTTTTAATAACCATTTGATACACTCTCTTTCTTGAGTTAAGTTAAGCGAGTTAAACTCCGTTTAAGTGGAGTGTCTACTCGCAAGAGAACAAACCTTGCTCTCTCACTAATAGTAAAATTCCTACCCCAATCACTCCCAAAGTAATTGCCACAACCGACCCCCACCCATACGGGGAGTCCGTAATAGGCTTTGCGTCACGGGTCCCTCCACCTACACAGTAATCCAGACGAACAATGCGCAACTTTTGAGTTCCGTGACCCCCCACCCTACTATTAGACACACCCACCCCCTTCATTATTTTTACCTCCCCTACCCCCGGGGGGTATATATTTTTAGACACACTTGCATTTTTGACACTTTTGTGGTTAAACTCCGGTTATGTTGATTTTGACACCCGACCTCGAAATCCCCTTTATTGATCCTAATGACCAGGACTTCGATAAATTGACACTGCGTGAGCGGGCGGAGGTTGCCGTCAAGACCATCAATATCCTAGGATCTGCAGGGGCAGAGTTTGAAGACGACTACGAGGATCTTGCTGTAGCACGCGATATTATTCGGGGGGAAGAGAAATTAGACGAGAAGCTACTGTCTAAAAATCCTGGTGCCATAGCACATGTGCAAAGACTATTAACAGAGTACGAAGAGCAGGTTGTGGTTGAGGCAGCACGTCTGCGCAACTATGTAACCAACAAGCTAATCCTTGAGAGCGACGACAACGATGCCCGTATAAGGATCCGCGCCCTAGAGCTGTTAGGTAAGATTAGCGATGTTGGACTCTTTACTGAGAAGAGCGAGATTACCTACAAGACTAAGAGTGATGAAGAGTTGGATGAAGAGCTTGAAAAGCGTATTCAGTCCATCCTTAGTAAGAACACGATTGATATAACCCCGGAGGAAGTGTTTGGATCAGCAAGAGAACGAAGCCCCTTCACCAAGCAAAACAGTCAACCTCAAGCAGCTCAGTAGAGCGGAGAAGGAGAGGCTTCTTGAAAGGCTTTTGGAAAAAGACCGACGGGATGAAGTCAAAGCCTGCAAGACCGATTTTCTTGAATATGCCAAGTACATGTGGCCTGAGTTTATTGGTGGCGATCATCATAGGATCATGGCTGATGCTTTTAACCGTGTTGCTAATGGTTCTTGTAAGCGCTTGATTATTAACATGCCTCCTCGCCACACCAAGTCGGAGTTTGCCTCCTATCTCTTCCCGTCCTGGTTTTTAGGTAAACTACCCCACAAGAAGGTAATCCAGACCAGTCATACGGCAGAGCTTGCCACTGGGTTTGGTAGAAAGGTAAGGAACCTTGTCGATTCTGAGCAATACAAAACGATCTTCCAAAATGTCGAACTGCAAGCAGATAACAAAGCTGCTGGTCGCTGGAATACTAATTACGGCGGCGAATACTTTGCTATCGGTGTTGGTGGTGCTGTTACTGGTAAAGGTGCAGACTTACTTATCATAGACGACCCGCACTCGGAGCAAGAGGCAGTTCAAGCAGAAACAAACCCAGAGATATACGACAAGACGTACGAGTGGTATACCTCCGGTCCACGGCAGCGTCTGCAGCCTGGGGGGTCTATTGTTATTGTGATGACCCGTTGGAGTAAGCGGGACTTGGCTGCACAGGTAATAAAAAGCAGTATCCAGAGAAATGGAGAAACGTGGGAGCAGATTAGCTTCCCAGCCATAATGCCGTCTGGGGAACCGCTTTGGCCTGAGTTCTGGCCTTTGAAAGAACTAGAAGTATTAAAAGAACAGCTGCCGGTGCACAAGTGGCAGGCGCAGTATCAGCAGGAGCCGACCTCGGCAGAGGGAGCACTGATCAAGCGGGAGTGGTGGAAGCCTTGGACAAAGAGCAATCCTCCCCCGTGCGAGTTCATCATCCAGTCTTGGGATACAGCGTTCACAAAGAACACACGCTCGGACTTTTCAGCGTGTACAACATGGGGAGTGTTTTACAAAGAAGATGAAGATACAGGATATAAACAGCCAAACGTCATACTCCTCAACGCTTATAAGGAGCGTTTGGAGTTTCCGGAACTCAAAGAAAAGGCTGTCGAGGAGTATAAGGACTGGAACCCGGACGCCTGCATTATTGAAGCTAAGGCCGCTGGGGCGCCCCTCGTTTTTGAGTTACGGGCTATGGGTATCCCTGTCACGGAATACACCCCCTCCCGTGGGAATGACAAAATTGCAAGAGTTAATGCGGTATCGGATCTATTTGCGTCGGGCATTATCTGGGCGCCGGAGACTAGGTGGGCTGAAGAAGTCATTGAAGAATTTGCTGCGTTCCCGGCGGGCGAACATGACGACTTGGTAGACTCAAGCACACAGGCATTATTGCGTTTTAGACAAGGTGGCTTCATTCGAATTGGTAGTGATGAGGAAGATAAACCCCTTGAAGTTAGAACGAGGGCTTACTATTAATGGGCAGATGGGTTCAAATAACGGGAGTATTAAAGAAAGATGCGTTTGATGAAAGAACGCTCGCTAAAAGATTGTGGGATTACGCATGTTGGAGATGGTTTAGTGCTGTACGAGCACTAAAAAATCCGAGAAAATGGTACAAGCGCCGACAAAGGGTGCGACAGATTAACAAATACCTGCTTAATGAAGCAAAGGAACTAGAAAATGGCAATAGATAAAGCGCTTTACCAAGCTCCAATGGGGTTTGTAGACGAACAAGCACCTCCAGTAACCATTGAAATTGAAGATCCAAAGGAAGTAACCATTGGAATTGATGGTTTAGAGGTACAAATTGGCGAGCCAGAAGAGGAAAAAGAGGGTTTAGAGAACTTTTACTCCAATCTTGCAGAGTTTATGACTGAAGGGGAGCTCCAAGACGTTTCTGGAGACCTAGTTGATAGCTTTGAAAGTGATAAACGCTCTAGAAAAGACTGGGAACAGACCTATAAAACAGGTTTAGACCTCTTGGGACTTAAGATTGAGAACCGTACAGAGCCTTGGCCTGGGGCTTGCGGGGTATTTCACCCTATTTTGACCGAGGCAACCGTGCGTTTTCAGTCAGAAGCCATCATGGAGACTTTCCCACCTAGCGGTCCAGTCAAAACTAAGATCGTAGGTAAGGAAGATAAGTTTGCAGATAAGGCTGCAGACCGTGTTAAGGACTATATGAACTTTGTCCTGACCGAAAAGATGTTTAACTACCGCAGCGAGCATGAACGGATGCTGTGGTCACTACCTTTAACGGGTTCAGCATTTAAAAAGATCTACTACGACGAGTTCTTAAAGCGCACTGAAGCGATGTTTGTAGCGGCAGATGACTTTGTTGCCCCATACGGAGCCTCAGACTTAGAGTCATGTGAGCGGTTTACGCATGTGATGCGTAAGACCAAGAACGAGATTCGCAAATTGATGGTTGCTGGGTTCTATCGAGACATTGACTTAGAAGATCCACCTGAGTTAACTATCGACGACGTCAAGAAGAACGAGGCAGAAGCTCAAGGAATTGACATTGTCAAAGACGACCGCTATCTCTTGCTGGAGATGAACGTCAACCTCGACATTGAGACCGACCCCTACCGTGCAGAGGGTGAGATTGAGATTCCGTACGTGGTGACTATTGAGAAGTACACCGGCAAGATCCTGTCTATCTATCGCAACTGGGATGAAGAAGACGAGACCTACACACGCCGTATGCACTACGTCAAGTATGACTATGTGCCTGGGTTTGGGTTCTATTCTTACGGACTGATCCACTTAATCGGTGGGCATGCGAAGAGCGCAACATCACTCCTGCGTCAGTTAATTGATGCGGGTACATTGGCTAACTTGCCCGGCGGTTTAAAGACCCGGGGTATGAGGATTAAGGGAGACGAGACTCCGATCATGCCGGGCGAGTTTAGAGATGTGGACCTGCCAAGCGGTAAGATCCAAGAAAACATTGCGTTCTTGCCCTATAAAGAACCTAGCCAGACCCTCTTAGCTCTGTTTGATAAGATCGTTGAACAAGGTCGTAGCATGGCGGCGGTTGCAGATTTGAAGATTGCCGACGTTGACCAGAACACTCCAGTAGGTACAACTCTTGCCGTATTAGAGCGGATGCTCAAGATCATGTCTGCCGTACAGGCTCGCATGCACGCTACGCTCAAGAAAGAGTTTGGTCTGTTAAAACAGATCATATCGGAGACACCGCCCGCACAGTACGAGTACAACGTGGACCCCAGTCGGATGGTGAAGATGGAGGACTTCGAGCGGGTAGATATTATCCCTGTGTCTGATCCGAACGCCTCTACGTTCTCGCAAAGACTGTTGCAGTATCAAGCTGTGATGCAGTTGTCCCAACAGCGTCCTGATATCTATGATATCCCGTTCTTGCACCGCAGCATGGTGAGAATGATCGGGCTAGAGAATGCCGATAAGATCGTGCCAGATAAGGACAATGTCCCGTATCGTGATCCTGTGTCTGAGAATGCGTTAGTTCTACAGGGCAAACCTGTTAGGGCGTTCATCGAGCAAGACCATGAGGCACATATCAAGGTACATACATCTGCTGTTAAAGACCCGAAGATCCGTCAGTTGGTTGGTCAGTCGCCACAAGCGAACGCCATCATGGCTGCTATGGAGGCGCATATTGCAGAGCACCTAGGCTTTGAGTACCGCAACCAGATTGAGATGGCTATGGGTATTTCTATACCGCCTCTTGGCTCTGAGATGCCGCCTGAGATGGAGGTTCAACTCTCCCGCCTCATGGCTGACGCTGCTCAGAAGGTATTGCAGAAGAACGAGGCTGACGCTGCTATGCAGGCTCAACAGGCTCAGGCACAAGATCCGCTTAATCAGATTCAGCGTGAAGAGTTGGCTATTAAAGCCGCTGATGTAGAGCGCAAGACTAGAAAAGACGAGTCTGACGCCATCATTGACTCTGCCCGTATAGCCTTGGAGCAGGCTAAATTGGACCAGACGGCACAAGATAAACAAGCAGAGCGGGAGGCTAAGGCGATGCTTGAAGGCTTTAAAGCAACAGTAAAACCGGGGAAAGGGGAGTAAGTAATGCCGATGTCGTTTGAAGATTTATACATGGAGAAGCTGCAGGATGAGGTGGAGTTTCATACCGTCTCACTTGCAGATGGAGCAATAAATAACTTCGAGGAATATAAGTACAAGACTGGACTTATCCAAGGGTTAGGACTTGCAGGAAGCATTTTTAATGAACTAGCCGATAGGATGAAGAAAGGGGAAATTGAATGATTAGAGGTGTGGGGTACCCAAGTCTGGAACTTACAAAGCAAAAGGCAGAAGAATCGCTTAAATCTGGCACTGTGCCAATTCCAAAGGGATGGAAGCTGTTGATTGCGCTACCAGTATTTGAGGAAAAAGCCACGGAGTCGGGGATTATTCTGACTGACGCAACCAAGAAAGCAGAAGAATCCGCATCTGTTGTTGGGTACGTCATGGCAATGGGAGAAGATGCTTATAAGGACACAATAAAGTTCCCGTCAGGGGCTTGGTGTTCTATAGGTGATTTCATAATCATGCGTTCCTACTCAGGAACCAGATTTAACGTTGGTGGGCACGAGTTTCGTCTAATCAATGATGACACCGTAGAAGGTGTAATTGTTGACCCATCTGGATTTACCCGAGCATAAGGAGAGCATATGGTAAATAAACTTAAGACCTTAATTGAGGACGAGGACTCTGGTTTGGGTCCTGATGGCTTGCCTCCAGAGGACGCAGTAACCAAGAAAGAAGCCGCTGTCGAGTCTGAATTTACGGTAGAAGTAGAGGAAGATGACGCCCCAGCTGAAAAACCAGCGGTGCGTGCGGAGCTTTCTGAATACAAGCAGAGCAAGGACGACGAGTACGAAAACCTTAAGAAACA